CCAACGAAGGCGGTTACGTGCCTTCACACTCGTGACCTCACCGGCCTCCCAGACGTTGTCTGGAGAAGGGTTCTCAACGAACCACTGGTGAAGATGGGAGTGCCCGTCTGGCGTTGATTTCCTAACCTTACTTTCGACTGTAAGGATCTGGACCTCAGCACGATGCAATCGATGATTGAATCGGGTCTTCAGGTGCCTGTTAGGGCCACTGGAGACAATGCCGAAGACAGTAGATCCCGAATCCTTGAAGGCAATCTTTTTACGGATTACCTCGGGTATAGTCTCTAGCAGTTTCCGTGAAGCGTTAATAAATCCCTTGTAAAAGAGATTGTTAGCGCAATCCACGGTAGAGACTAAGGTATTCGGGTCCCGCGACTGATAGTATGTAAGCACATTGGCGGGAGTAACATCCTGGCCTTTGAAGGCATCCATCCCACAGGATTCACGGAAAAAGCCCTGATTAAAGGACTTTTTCGTGTTTACCTTGAGCTGGAGAACTTCCAATATGCTACAAATCGCGGAATAATGATCTGAGGGGACAATCATATCGTCCCCAAAGACCCGGACCTGCTTTGCCAAACAGCTTAGTCTAGACTCCCCTGTACGGGCGTAAATAACACCCATACATATGAGAGCGTAGACGACAGACTGTAATGGAAAAGTAAAGGCAGCGCCCTGTGCAGCAAATTTCTTTAACTGCACTACCTTACCGTCCGGATATATAATATCCGGAGTCCGAGCAGCGTTTAGTGCCTCTAGGAAGGAGTATTTCATCCTCCAGATGCATTCCACGACTGCACAGGACAAACGGTCAGAAGCTGACGAGAGATCTATAGTCGAAAATTCTCTTGTCAACGAGGCGTCTAAAGCCAACTTCCGGGAGGGTTCCTGAGACCTGAAGTCAAGACTATGGCGGAGAGATGAGCGTTTTACGTTTTCACGTATAACGTTCATAATTCCCTGCTGTATGTATTGGCTTGCAATTGGTTCCGAGGCGATAAGCCTAGGTCCCTTAAAGTCTTTTGGAACCCCAATCAACTTAGATGGGTGAGAATGATCAATTGGAATCGATCCTTCCCAGATCTGGTGTGAAACCAGCCCATATAAGTCGAAAGGGAAGCGGGACTCTAACCGTAACGGCCAGCTTGGGAATTCGAATTTCGATTTTCCAAACTGTTCCGAGACGGCGCCAGGCCCGTGTTTTGGTTTGAACCATTCGTCTCTCCAGACGAACCGACGGGCGAACCTGTCGGCCAGACTTTGGATACAGTCGAGGGACCATAAGATCCCTCTAGTATCCTGTGCTGGATAACGTCCGAAGAAGCGTCCTGCAATCTCACGGTTGCGGAGACCCAAGCCAACAAGGGTGGGATAACCACCATTGAGCCTAAGGTCAACGTCACCCCAAGACAAAACAGGAGTATGGAGTTGATCCTCGATAGATGCGAATTCACGGTATTTCTCCGCGACAGCATCTTCAGGGGCATCCATTTCTAGCTTTTTGGCAAATTTGAAAATTTGCCTCAAGCATCGAATGGACTCAACACACGGTTCATCCAAAAGTACACCACCGTCATTAAAGATCTTTGTGAACAAAGGCCTTAAAATGGTAGGACCGCTCTTGCGAAAGAACGGTAACCCTAGCAAGGGGCCCCAGTCACCACTCTCTAGCGAACTTTCCAATCCGCTACAAAGTGAAGGGAAATCAACGAGTAATACTCGAAGACCCCTAGACTTTAATGATAAGGCGACCTTATCAAGATCGCAGTGAAGTACTCCTTCATCGAGCTGAAGAATTTGTTCCACGTCTATGAACAGACCATGGAGCACATCCAACAGAACCGACTGTGTTTTCGCATTGTCCATAACACTTCCTTTTTGGTCGTGTGAAGACTGGCGCTTACCAGCTCCGGAAATGACCCGTTAAAGATGCTCAGCCGCCTCAGCTCTCGAAGTTATTAAGCTTCGCGATGTTGGCGGCGGTGCACATCCCTGCCACAGCGATAAGAGTATCATCGACTGCGGTAATATCGTCCGTGGAATAATGCGTCAGCGTAGCTGAAGCATCCCGGACATATTCGGGGGTAGTGCTCGTTGCAAAAACAGTCTGGCGTAGGCTGATATTGTGCCGCCACTTGCGGCGCCCATCAGCTTCAACCTTCAGTTCTTGCGAACGAATGAACATCTGGAAAGACTGAGTTGCCTCAACGAGGCGATACTCACTCTGACCTTTACCAGAGTCGATGCGGACAAGATTCTTGGCCACACCGCCAATGGTGACGGGTGTTGGGTCTGCGAAGGCCATAAATGGGCCCTTTCTTTGGTTTAAAAAGACGAACTTCCTGAACCCCTTGTAACCTTAAGGGAAGCAAGAGTCGCCAGGTGGGATGGTTGGAAAATATTAAATCCACCATCCGATCGGACGAAGGAAGGAGAGAACAGAGCACGTGTTTTGGTACTCCGTCCTTGTGCACCATCCGTTACAGCCATCCAAGATGGCTTTCCGGTTACAGTACACTCCGCGACGGTAAGCGTACGGCTCATTACAACAGCATCTCGTAGCTGGCATCCCTGCCGGTTTCCGAGTACTTTTATATTTGAGCCTACGTTAAAGAACCTATCCGAGAACCAGGTCCAAGGCATAG